TGGGGCTGAAAACGCGCTGCCCCATCTCGTTCACGGTGCCGGACGTATTGCTGTCGCCGTTGCCGGACAGGGTCATCTCGCCGGTTTGTACCGTATTGCCCTGGTTGACGATGCGGAATTTGAACCCGCCCACGCCGCCGCCTTTGTTGTTCACAAAGTTGGATTCGCCCTGGCCGCCGCTTTCGTTCCAGCCTAAATACGTCCCCTGTCCGTCGCCGGGCTGTGGGATGGTTATCGCCCGGAGATAATTCGCCGTGACGCGACCGTTGACATCACCGCCCGCGCGGGGAAATGCGCCCACATTATCGGCATTCAGCCCGATATCCTGGGTGCCATCGAACGCTACACCGGCAATCTTGCGGGCGGTGGCGAGTTTGGTTGCGGCAACAGCGGTGCCACCTGAAGGCAGTGCGCCGACGTTTGCCGCGCTAAGGTTGATATCCTGCGTGCCATCAAAGGCCACACCGGCAATCTTGCGGGCGGTGGCGAGTTTGGTTGCCGCGACTGCTGTCCCGCCCGCCGGTAACGCGCCGACGTCTGCCGGTGTCGGTTTGTTCGCCTGGCAGTAAATTTCATTCCAGGCCGTCCACGGACCATCGACGCCGTTCCATGCCCCCGACGCACCCCGGGTAAACTGTCGTCCGTTGTTGTTAAAGGCAATTTGCTGCGTCGCATTCGGCCCCCAGGTCACGAAAATCACGCCGACAAACCCGTTCATCGGATAGCCTTTGTCCGTGGTCGCGGCGGCAGCACCGGGCACGCCGTAATGCCCGAACATGGCCGTACCGTGCAGCGCGTTGGGGGAGTCCGTCGCGGTTAGGTTCGTGCGGATTTTAAAGGCCGTCGCCACCTCATCCGCCAGCGCCTTTTCACTGGCGGCGCTTTGCGTGGCCGTCCACGCGCCCACGTCTGCGGCGGTGGGTTTGTTATTCGCGCTGTACGTTGGCACCCACTCTTTCCACGGACCGTCCACGCCGTTCCAGTCAGCGGACAATCCGCGATTCCAGATATTGCCGGTGAACGTGATGTACATCTGCTGGCACCCGTAGGCGCTCGGTGTGACATACAGCGTGCCTGCGATGCCTTGCGGATAGTGCAACGCCGCCGTGGCGTTGGCATTTTTAGGCTGCGCGTACAGGACGGCGCTTCCGGCTCCGCTGGCAAAGCCCAGGGTATTGATATCCGTGGTTGTCAGGATGGCTGACGGCACCGCGACGGAATTCACCGCGCTGGCCTGCACCCAGTCACGCCAGGGTCCGTCCGTGCCATTCCAGGACGCATTCAGCGCCCGCGTCCACACCATGCCGGTGTTTTGCACGGTGTAACGCTGCAGCACGCCGCCCGTCCAGGACGCGGGGATCACCTCCAGCACGCCCGCCGCCTGTGAACCGGCCGGATAGCCATTGGCGACCGTGGCATTCGCGCCGGTGCTCTGCACGTAAATCCCGATTTTTGCCAGATTAAACGTATTGATATTCGCGGTGCCGAGAACGGCGGACGCGACAGGCAGCGCCCCCACGTCCGCCGCCTCCAGCGTAATGTCAGCGCTCAGCGCTTTATTGTTCACCTTGCGGGTGGACGGTACGCGGGTGTTGGCATTGTCGTTGGCGGCCTTGACCGCTTTGGGCGTGGCGGCCAGCACCTCACTGGTACTGCTGACCGAGCTGTTAAGCTGGACAAAACCTTTTGCCGTCAGCGTGCCGTCGGGGTGGTTGCGGGATTTTTCATGCGCGGCCAGCAGGTCATTCACATATTGCTCGGTGGCCATAATCACCGAGTCGTCGATCAGCAGGCTGATGGCTTCGGTATTGCTGACCGCAATCACCATCCGTAAAGTTTGCGTGCGCCCTGAACCTTCCGCCAGGGTAGGCTTGTAAGTGTCCGCCATATTACAGACGGCAATCAGCGTGCCGTCGTCGGCAAACAGCCCCATTTCGCGCATCCAGAAACCGCCGACGCTCGCAGAAATCACCGCCTCGGCAATCACCCAGTTTGCGTGCGACGGGTCGAGCTTTAAGGAGTTGAGCGGCGTGCGGTACACCTCTTTAACCAGCTTAGTCTGTGAAGCGACCGGCGTGGTTGCCTTGCCGTTGCCGTCACCGACGGCAAGCTGCGTGATGTTGATGTCAGTCCCCGCCGCAATGGCCGCCGCAATGCGCGACTGGCCGAGCGTGGTGACAACGGATTTAAATGTGCTCATAACGTCCTCTTATGCGGGGTAAACGGTCAGCAGTTCGCCCAGGTAGTGCGCCGCGCCGGTGTAAACGTCGCCTTTAATATCCTGGGTGATGGTCAGCCCTATCAGATGGCGGCTGGCCGGTTTGGCGTCGGCAATCAGCCGCTCCATCTCCAAATACATGTCTTCAGTGATGCCGGTTTCCAGCACGCCGATATCCAGGCGAAACGTGCCGGGTTCGTCATTGGTTTCCCACCACTCGGTCACGTTAATCAGGTAGCCGAGCGGCTCCACCACGCGCCGGATAGCACCGATGGTTCCCTTATGGCAGTGGATGAACCATGCCGACTGAATCACGCGGCGCTTGGTGGCGACAGCCCAGTTTTCATCCCAGCGGTCAACCGACAGCGCCCACGCCAGGTAAGGTAAAAATTTTGCCGGACAGGTCAGCGGATCCCAAAGCTGCCGCAGCGGCACCGGCACGTTTTCAAGCGCGGCGCAGGCGTCGGCGGCGGCAACTTCCAGCGCCGAGGAACCGACGGGCAGCAGGCGATCACTCATCGTAGCCACCCACCGTTAAGGTGTAGGCGGTGCAGAATGACGCCTGCGTTTTATCCAGCCCGATGTCAGCTGCAGGGCTTTTCAGCTCCACCCGTTGCACGCCTTCAACGTGCAGCGCGGCATAAATGGCGGACAGCCGGATGTCGCGGCCTAACCGGTGCTGCGCGGTGGTGTAGGCAATCAGCTTTGCCTCGGCGGTTTCGCGGATGGGTTCGGCTTCCGGCCCCGGAAACAGATACAGCACGGCGTCAATGGTGTAACTGACCACGGTGGCAGACTGGACGGTCACACGGTCAGCCACGGGGCGGACATTCTCGTCATTGAGCGCGGCCTGAACCACCGCCAGCAGGTCAGCGGGGGCGGTGCCGTTGCCGGTCTGTGCCAGCACGGAAATCGTCACGCAGGCGGGCGAGGGGCTTACCACCGAAATATCCGCCACGCGTCCGTCGGCTGAGCGCCCGTGATACTCATAGGAACCGACCGGACCGGCCACGCTCAGCCCTTCAAACGCCTGCTGCGCCCGGATACGCAAATCCGCATCGCTTTCCATCACTGCCGCCACGGCGGGCACGCTGACCGTATCCGCAGGGGTGATGGTCAGACGCTCCACGCTGAACGTGGCGGCGATATTGTCCAGGTCTGTGCCGGTGGCATAAGCCAGCATGACCGCCTGCGCCGCCTCGTTCACCCGCTGACGCAGGATCACTTCGCGGTAGGCGTTCTCCTCCAGCAGCTTCACAATCGGCTCAGATTCCAGCGTCAGCGTGCGGGCGATGGCGGCCTGCTGGTCTTCGGGATACAGCGATACCAGCGTGGCTTTACGCTCCGCCAGGAGGGTTTCGTAATCCAGCACTTCCACCACGTCGGGGGCGGGTAACTGGCTCAGGTCGATAGTTGCCATGGTTAGCTCACTGGAAGGGTTAAGGAAATGGCGGCGGACGTGTCTTTGCGGGTGCCAGTGAGTTCCACCACACCTTTTCCGTCGAACGTCGTTTCAAAGGTGATGCCGGTCAGGCTGACGCGTGGCTCCCACTTGAGGATCGCGCTGTAACAGGCCGCCATGATTTGCAGGCGCAGCGCCGCATTCTGCGGGCGGTCAGTCAGTTCAGACAGCAGTGAACCATAGTCACGGCGCATGACACGCGAACCGATAGGCGTACGCAAAATGTCGCTGACCGACTGCTGAATGTGTGCCAGGTCTTCGACGCTGCGCCCCGTGTCGCGAGCCAGGCCGGTGTATTTAGCATTGGTCATGAAGGCACCTGCGTCTGACCGCCGCCCGTCTGGACGCCGCCGTGTTTATGGGTATGCACAACAACCCCGTTTGATGTCAGGCTGCCGCCGGAATGGGTGAGGTTTCCGGTCATCGTGCCGCCTTGTTTCACCTCCAGACTGCCCGTGGTGAGCTTTTTCGTGCAGACCACCTCCGGCGTGTCGAGCGTGATGCGGGTGGATGCCGTGCAGGTGATCAGCGGAGCAGTGACTGCCACCTTATCGGCAGCGTTCACCGTGGCGGATTTGATGCCGGTTGCCAGCAGCGCGCCGGTTTGGGGTTCGTACTCGATCACCGCACCGTCAGGGAAAGTGACGTGCAAAGCATCGGCTGACCCCGACGGCGCAGGAAATTCATCAGAGAAAACGCCTGGCATCACAAAGGCGGTATCCAGCTCACCGCCCAGGCAAAACAATAAAACCTGCTCACCGGCGGACGGAGCCCACCAGGAACGGGAACGACCCGCGCGGGACGTCAGCCAGTGCAGCCAGTCGGTGACGTTGCCGCCGGTGTTGACGCGACAGGTTGCGGCCTCTAAATCCACCTCGGCAACGGTGCCAATGCGGATCAGGTTGCGCAGCAGGCGCGGAATGTCGTTGTTTGGGATGGATGTATTCATGCCAAGATGTTGATTTTTGGCCTTGAAAAAAACAATGCGATGTCGATGTATGATGCATGGCACAAAACAGATGCGGTTTTCGTACTATTTTTAATAGGAGAAAGTGAATGTCATTTCATATTTAATTTTATAAGGATTTACACATGGCTAAGGCACCAAAAGCGGTTATAGAAGAGGTATCATTAACTTCTGAAGATGAAGCAATACCGCGACCAAGACTTCATAAGTTGATCATAAAGAATTTCCGCTCCATCGGTAATACCCCCCTTGAAATAGAGCTCGATGATATAGTTGTATTAGTTGGGCCCAATAATGCTGGGAAAAGCAGTATTCTGAGGGCATATGAAACAGTAATGTTACAAGGTTCAAAAGAAGGGAAACTGACAATCAATGATTTCCCTAATGGAATCGTCGATCCCCAAAAATCACCCGAAATAGAACTTCAAACCATCGTATATGACCAAGCCCCTGGCACTAGGTGGATTCAGAAAACAAAAGATGGTGAGTTTTTAGTTAGAGAGTTATGGGTGTGGGATAGCCCTAGTAAGGATCCAGTTAGGAAAGGTTTCGATGTTACTAAACAAGACTGGGATACGCAGGTTCCTTGGGGGGCACCAAATGTAGCCAATTCTCGAAGACCTCGTCCACATAGAATTGATGCTTTTGCTTCACCAGATGTTCAAACGAAAGAAATAACGAAACTTATTACAGATCTTCTTAAAGATAATTTATCAAAATTCAAATCGGACCCCCTTCAAGAAAAATCTGACTACGATTCTATTATAGATAGCATTAAGAGACTTCAAACTAATGCAGTAAGTTCCACTGAAGATGAAATAAAGGTAATAGAAGAGAAGATTTCGTTCTATCTAAGTAAATTATTCCCTAATCATATGATTAAATTCGATGCTAAACCAGAAACAGATTTAGATAAAGCTTATACTCCTTTTAAAAATAATGCTGATTTATTGATGGGGCCTCAAAATGGTTACTTTTCAACAATTGAAAACCAAGGGAGCGGAGCTAGAAGGACAATTTTGTGGGCTACACTGAAGTACCTATCTGATTCTACGGATGATGCTAAATCTCGACCGCATGTGTTACTTTTAGATGAACCAGAAATATGCTTACATCCCTCGGCAATACGAGAGGCTCGCAAAGTGCTGTATGATTTACCTGGAACAGGAAACTGGCAGGTTATGATTACATCTCACTCGCCTATATTTATTGATCTCTCAAAGGATAATACGACAATAATAAGAGTCTATAGAGATGCAGACAGTAATGTCCATTCAACTACATTGTATAGGCCTGAGGCTGCAAAACTAGATGAAGATGACCGAAGGAATATGAAGCTGTTAAACATATGCGATCCATATATGCATGAGTTCTTCTTCGGAGGTCGCCAAGTTATTGTAGAGGGTGATACTGAGTATGTTGCATTTTCATACCTGAAAGAACTATTCCCAGATGAGTACAGTGATGTTCATATAATAAGGGCACGAGGAAAAGGAATAATTCCATCGGTAGCGAAGGTTTTATTACAGTTTTCAAAATCTTTCTCAATATTGCATGATACTGATACAGAATTTACAACAAAAGGGAAAGGTAATCCTGCTTGGGGGATGAATAGAACAATCCGTAGTATTCTCGATTTAGAGAACGCTATAGATAGAGTTAATTTGGTAGCGTGTAAAACTTGTTTCGAGGTTGCTTTCTTTAATTATGAGATAAAAGGTGATAAGCCATTTAATACTCTAGATGAAATAAGGAACAACGATGATGTTAGAGTTAAGATAAAACAATTGTTAGACCATCTTCTAGATAACACAAAACAACTTCCTCCAAATTGTATTAACTGGACTTCCTTAGAACAGTTAGTTTGAATATAAGGGTGAGGTTATCCCTCACCCCTCTTTATAAATTTCCGATATAAATTAGCAATTCCTTCTCAATTATCTTCATATCTTCCGCATCCAGTCCTAACAGCGGGCGCGCCGGATACTGCATTTCTTTTGCCCTGACCGATGGGCGATCCCGCAGCCCGTACTGATGCACTTTCGCCATGCGTTGTACCTGGCCGGTGAATTCCACCACCGCGTCGTCAGCGGTGCCTTTGGCCTTCATGTATTTGGCCGTGCGCAGTTTGGCGAACATCTCCCGCTTGATGCGGCCTTTCTTTGCCCGCAACGGCTGCGGACGTCGCGGGGTGAACGGCTGCCCTTCCGGCGTGACCTGCTGCTTAATGCGCTGCTGCTGATGTTTACGCAGACGCTTCGCAATGGCCGCCGCCATCACCTTCCGGTGTTGCGGTGACAGCGCGGCAATCAATCCCGCCAGGCGGGTATCAAACGCTGACAGCTCACTCATGCCACTGACTCACTAACTCACCGTGCAGGTACAGTTCACGCGGTCTTTCCACCGGCTCAGGCAGCGGCGGTTCCGGAAAATGCTCCACGTACAGACCGGCATCAATCTGTTTGACAATCACGCGCTCCGTGAGCTGCACGTCAATTGCGATATCGTAAGAGCCATCATCCAGCATATCGGCCTTAAATTTAAAGCCGGTCTGCTGCTTTTCCGGCGTCGCCATGATATCCGGTTGATTCTCGCGCAACCACGCCAGGATAGGGACAATGATCAGATCGCAGTCCTGGGCAAAGTTGGTGATGAGCAGCTCGGTCTGATACTGGTATTCGAACGACAGCGAGCTGGCTAACGTGGAAACGATACGCCCGTTATCCACAAACATCCGCAGGGTGTCGGGGCTGGTTTGCAGCACAGGCACGGCGTCAGTTAACGCTTTTCGCAGTTGGGCGGGTTTTAACACGGTGTTCCTCCTGGCATTGTTTGACCGCTTCCACCTGGAGGCCGCAGGCGGTCAGCGCGGCCTCCAGGTTTCTGACGTCACTGCTTAAATCGCCGTTAGTGACCGGTGAGCTTGCCGGTATTGGGCAACTGGTCACCGCCGGACAGCCAACGTAAATAATCTGCGGCGCTGGCAAAGGCGGGACGTTGGTGCATCCGGCCAATGCCGTCAGGCAGACGAGCACCATACCAGTCGCGCATTTCCTGATTTTCATTGAGTAACCTTTGAATGTGAATTTCACGATCCCGCACTAACTGCCCCGCTTGTGAGAGCTTTGTGCGCAGGCTTTGTTCCTGGCGTTCCCGCGTCACGGCCTCATCGCTCAGGCGGTTAATGGCGTTGTCTCGGCTTTCAATACCGGCGGACAGCGTGCCGATAATGCGCTGCGCCTGGTCGGCTTCATCATGCAGGCCACCGATGCGCCAGGTTTGCAGCCCCGCCAGGGCGCAGGCTGCCAGCAATAAAATAATCACAATGCGCATCAGACACCCCGCAGGCAGTAGGCCAGCTCATTCGCGCGGCGGCGCTCCAGGCCGGTATTGCTTTCACCGTTCACAAATACCCAGCGCGGCAACTGTTCGCAGGCGTCCCGCCATTGGCCTTTGTTGATGAAAAACGCCAGCGTGGACTTACACGCCGCCGTCACGCCGACGTTAAACGCAAACGACACCACGGCGTCATACACCGGCTGCGGCATGGCAACCGGCATACAGCGCGCAATGCCTTTCTCCATCCGCATCACGTCTTCCACCAGGTTCACGGCGGCCTGCCGTTCGCTGATTTGGGTCTGCGGCCTCACGCCTGCGGTGTGCCCGATGCCGTTTGTCCAGACGCCCGCGCTGCACTGATAGGCCGACAGGCGGCAGCCTTCGAAATCGGCAATCAGTGCCAGACCGGCGGCGGACGTTTTCAATGTGGGCGTTTGCGGTAGGAGCGCGGCAATCGCTAGGACAGCGGCGATGGCGCAGCGTCTAACGATTGATGGCTGCATTGATTTCTCCACTGACGCCCATGGTTTTCAGCAGGCGGTACGTTTTGCGCCGGTAGTACCAGTTCACCAGGAAAGTGGCGACGCCGACGCCTGCCCCCACCAGAAAGGCGATATCCTGCGGTGACATTGCGCCGAGCCAGGCAAGAAAGGCCGCGACGCAGTAACAGATAAACG